GTATGGAATGTAAGAGAGAATCTTAGATCATTTGGAGTGGAAGTTTATACTTCTACTCATCCAGAGGAGATTATTAAGACACGATATATTGATGAAAAATCTAATCAACAGATCATGAGGTATGATGAAGAACCAAAGATAGAACCACTTTCATTTGATTTTCCAACAGAGTGGAACAATCTATATGATGCTCTTGTTATATCTGATTATGATAAAGGTTTTCTAACAACCGAAAAGATATTTGAATTGACCTCTAGGTTTACGGGACCAGTTTTTATTGATAGTAAGAAAACTAATTTACCTGCTGATGCATATATCAAAGTTAATGAACTGGAATATGAGAGAATGTCATATTGTAATTATGAAAATTTAATTATAACTAGAGGAGGAGAGGGAGCAGAATATAAAGGAGATTTATATCCAGCAGAGAAAGTAAATGTCTTTGATGTGGTGGGTGCTGGTGATACCTTCCTTGCAGCACTTACTTATGGGTATTTAAAGTATGGTAGAATAGATAAAGCAATACCTCTTGCAAATAAGGCAGCAGCAGTGGCTGTATCACATCGAGGAACTTATGTATTAACGGAGGAAGATGTCAAACAACTTTGAAATGATTGGACTTTTTCCAGTCCCTCTTCTTAAAATTAAATTTAAGGATCATCATAAGTATAATTTTCCAGAAGTAGAGAAGAAAGAGAAGAAACCTGATTCATGGGTGAAGTCACTTCATACTACATTTCCTTATATTCCTGATGATGATCTTATTGTTCCTCCTATGGTGAGAGACAGTTTAATGAGAGATTTGAAAGATGCAGTTGTAGAGGTATCTCAGAAATTAAATATTCCTACCAACATTTACTTTCTTCAATTATGGTATAATATATACCATGATAATCAAGGACAGGAGAAACATACTCATCTTTGTGAGGTAGGAAGCCCACTATCACTCTGGTCAGGGGTTTATTATAATAAAAATGCATCTCCTACACAGTTTTTTAGAAGTGATTCATCTTATAAAACACAAAAATTTAATGGATATGAAAAATCAGCATTGGCAGCCTGTTTAACAGGTTCTTTTTGTCCAAATGTAGAAGATGGTGATATACTTTTATTTCCACCTTATCTTGAGCACTCGGTTCAATCTGAACCCCAACATAAAAGTAAAATGAGAATGACTTTTTCTTTTAATATTGACTTAGAACCATGAGATATTGTATTGATATTGATGGTACAATTTGTACTCCAACGGTGGGTAGGGATTACCACAAAGCAGAACCTTGGCTAGATAGAATCAAGGTACTAAATAAACTTTATGATGAGGGTAATTATATAATTTACTTTACTGCAAGAGCAATGGGTAGGTTTGCTGATCTACCTCATTCTGTTGCATCAGTAAAGGCTAAAGAAGTTTTATTTGATCTTACAAAACAGCAATTAGATGATTGGGGAGTTAAGTATAATGAATTGATTATGGGTAAACCACATGCTGATTATTTTATTGATGATAAAGGTGTAAAAGATGAGGATTTTTTTTAAATGAAAGAAACTAAACCAAAGTTTGTTCCTAAAGGATGGGGTTGGGAGAAATGGATTGCCAACTCACATGAGTACTGCGGTAAGTTGTTGTTTATTAAAAAGAATCATAGATGTTCATGGCACTATCATATTTTAAAAGATGAAACCTTCTATCTACAGTCAGGGAAGATTCATCTCTTTTATGGAAAGACTGATAACTTAGAAGATGCAGAGACTATGATACTAGAACCTGGTGATAGTTTTCATTGTTGTAGATATACGAGACATCAGATGGTTGCTATTGAAGATGCAGAGTTATTTGAATTTTCTACACAACACTTTGATAAAGATTCTTACAGAGTCATAGCTGGAGATACTCTTTAACACTAATAAACTTATTATCCCATTCTTTCTTAGCACAGGTGTAAGTTTGATACTTACCTTTAAGGTGCTCTGGGAATGGGATATATTCGATTGTGCCGTTATATTTTTCTGCCACTAATTCTCCTACTTCCTGAAAACTCACAGGATTACTAGTTCCCAAATCATATATACCTGATGGTTTATCATTATTAAGAACAGTTTCTACTATATCTCCCACCCATACAAAATCTCTTAGAAACTTATCTGATCCTTCAAATAGTTTAAGTTTACCTGTGTCTTGTATTTGTTTGGTGAACTTATGAACAGGGCTTGCTTGATCTCCTTTATGATCTTCTCCATCTCCATATACATTAAAGTATCTGAAACTTTGGATGGATGAAAACTCAGTCATGTGGTCTTGAATATAGTAATCCATCTGCAACTTGGTGATTGCATAGTAGTTGAGAGGATTGATTATCCCTTGTTGATTACCATAGACAGATGCCGAGGAAGCAAACTTAACTGGTATCTGATATTGTATTGCTTTTTCAAATAGTTCAATAGAGAACCATACATTCATGCGATGAAGTTTATCTACATCAGTTTCGGTTGTGTCTGAGATGGCTCCCTGATGGATGATTAATGATACTTTCTCCCAGTTTTCAAAGTATGCTAACCAATCCCAACAAATTCCTTCATTAACTGTGACAATCTCTTCATTGGAATGTTCCAGTAGATAATCAAGGAAGTTCTGACCTATGAATCCTTTTGAACCAGTAATTATAATCATTGTTTTTGATTAGATTATAGTATAAATAAATAGGAAAAGCAAGTAGTATCATTGTAGTTATAATATGTCTTTACCCAAGGCCCAATTAGTTGATCCACAGGGCAATATGAATGTGCCAGGGATGAATGCCACTGGGGTGGTAACTGCAACTTCTCTGGACGGATTATCAACAGGTAGTGTAACTAATTTAACAGGTAATCCTGATTTGGATGTTGGAATTGTTACTGGAACTAGTTTTATAGGAGAGGGAACAGGACATGCTGCAGGATTATCAGGAACACCAGAATTAAACTTAGGAGTTACAACAGCAACCAGTTTTGTAGGAGATGCTGTAGGTAAGGCAGCTGGGTTAACAGGCACACCAAATTTAAATGTAGGACTGGTAACCGCTACAGGTTTTACCGCAGATGTAGATGGAAATGTTACGGGAAATGTTAGTGGTAATCTTACTGGAAATATAGTTGGAGATGTAACGGGAAATATAACTGGCGATGTGACAGGTAATATCACAGGTAATATACAGGGAGATGTAGAGGGAGATGTAGTTGGGAATGTATCAGGGTATGTTACAGGTCTTGCATCAAGTATTAAACCTGGTGTTAATTTAGGAGTGGGAGTGTGTACTGCTCTTGAATATTATGGAGATGGAAGCACACTAACTGGAGTTGCGTCTAGTTCATTTGTTGCCCAAGAAATTACAGCTACTGGTTCAGAAACAATCATTGATTTAAGTTATGGAAATATAATTTATTACACAGGAAATGCTGATACAACCGTTGGATTTGCGAGTACAGCCACTGCTGAAAAGGTATCCTTTATTAGGACTGTTACTGATTATGATATTACTTGGCCAAGTAACATTTACTGGGCTCCTTACACAGGTATTTCATCCACTAATAAACCTGCTTTAAATACTACTTCTGCAATAACTAATGGAGTTCAAACATTTAATCTTACAACCAATGATGGAGGATTGACGTGGTATGGTAGTGAAAGAGTAGATACCACCCAAGGTGGAATGTTATTTAAGGTAGGAGGGAATGATAAAGGAGAATTCGGAAATAATGAATATGTACCTGGCAAATACTATTCATCACCAGTTCAAGTGATGGCAGATAAGGCTTGGCGTACTGTTCAATCTAATAATCCTGGTGGCGTGATAATGGGAGTTACCTATGGTGGAGAATTATGGGGGTGGGCTGCTAATGATTATGGAATGCTAGGACTCAATCAAGGGCCTGGAATACAATATTCATCACCAGTTCAAGTAGGATCTAATACTAATTGGAAGGATATTAACGTTAATTATCATAATTGTATAGGTCTTAAAGATGATAATACACTGTGGGCATGGGGAAGAAATCAGGGTGGAGAATTAGGACAAAATCAATCAATAACACAACTAGCAGCAGTATCATCACCAACTCAAATTCCTGGTGTTTGGTTGAAATTGGCAGTTTCAGGTGATTATGCAGGTGGTGACGGCAAAGGTTATTTTGCTTTTAAAAATCAAGACAGTCTTTGGGCATGGGGAAGTAATCAGGGAATTTTAGGACTTAATGATCTACAACATTATTCATCACCAACTCAACTACCTGGTACTTGGTCTATGGTAAGTGCTACTTCACAATTTGAAGCAAGAGCTATTAAAAAAGATGGAACAGCATGGGCATGGGGTTATGGTGGTGCAGGTGAGTTAGGACAAAATGATAGAACCACTCGTTCTTCACCCATACAAATAGGAACTAATGATACTTGGGCAACTTTTGGAGGATCAGGAAGATCGATGATAGCAACCAAAACTGATGGAACCGCATGGTCATGGGGTGATAATTGGCAAGGATCCTTGGGACAAAATAATAATACAAGATATTCATCACCTACTAGAATAGGAAATCCAGGCGACGACTATCCAGATGGAGGTTGGAGGACTGCTTTACCAGGAGGCATGGGAAGTGGTTCAAATGCATTAATTAGAAAGAATGGAACATTGTGGTCATTTGGATATAATGGTGGTCGTGGACAATTAGGACATAATAATCTCACAAGTTATTCATCACCTAAACAATTACCAGGTATTTGGGGATATACTGCAACCCCTGGTATCCTTCTCAGGTTTGAGAATGTAAATGCAGGTATTACTTCTGGTACTCCACCACAACCATAGATTTAAATCCTCTTCTTAATATTAATAAATAACTAAAAAATAGATATGAGTCAGACTAAGGCACAATTAATTCAACCCATCGGTATAGTAACTGCTGCAGGAGTGGTCATCACTGGAGTTGCTACTGCGTCTTCTTTTGATGGTGATGTAGTTGGAAGTGCAACGAGTATTATAAGTGGTAGTAATTTAAACGTAGGTATTATAAGTGCGACTACCTTTTCAGGAGATTTTACAGGAAATGCAACAGGGATTATAACGGGAGCAGCTATTAAGGTAGGAGTATTTACTGCAACTAGTTTTACAGGAGATTTTACAGGAACTGCTACCAGCATGATGCGTGGTACAGGTTTCGAGGCAGGAACAGTAACAGCAACTCCTGCTAATGTTACTTACGCAGTGACCGTAGGTTCAAAAACTGGTGGAGGTAATGCTTTTTATCTTGATGGAATAGAAGCACCTGTTCCTTCTCTCTATCCTGGTGCTACATATACATTTGATCAATCCGATTCAACTAATGGTGATCATCCTTTGAGATTTGCTACTGCTGCTGATGCTGCAGGAAGTACTGAATATTCAGTTGGAGTGACTGTTAACGGAACTCAAGGAACTGCTGGTGCATATACAAGGATAGTAGTATCTCCAAGTGCTCCCGACACTCTTTATTACTATTGTACTGCTCACTCTGGGATGGGTGATAGTATCAACATCACCAATTTGCTGCAAGGTGCAGTAACAGGTAATGTAACGGGAGATGTGAAAGGAAATATATCTGGAAATATGATTGGTAATGTAACTGGTAATGTAACTGGTAATGTGACGGGAGATGTAACAGGAGTTTCAACAGGCAATGTGACTGGTAATGTCACAGGAAATCTCATAGGAAATGTAGTAGGAACCGCAGTGAGTGTAGCTTCTGGTGCAAACATTCATGTAGGAGTTCTGACTGCTACCAGTTATCATGGAGATGGTACAGGACTGACTGGTGTTGCTGCATCTAGTTTTACTTCTCAAACTGTTACTGCGAATAGTGCAGAAACTATTATTGATTTAAGTAATGGTAATGTGGTAACGATGAATCAAAGTTCAGATACTACGGTAGGATTTGCTAGTACTGGAACCTCTGCTTTGGTTACAGTTTTTAGAAACAAGGATGATAATGCTACACCAAGAAGTATAACATGGCCTTCTAATGTGAATTGGCATGGTAAGGCGGCTCCTGTTCTTATTTCTAATGCAACATCAAAAGATGTTCAACAATTTGAATTTTTAACAAGGGATGGTGGACTTACATGGTATGCATGGGAACCTGTTAATTATGATGTAAAAAGTTATAGTATATGGTCATTTGGAACTAATGATAATGGTGCTTTGGGACAAAACTCAGGCACTCCTGAGAAGGCATCATCACCACTTCAAATAGGAAGTAATCAAAATTGGATAAACACCCACAGCACTGGTGCTGGTGCATTTGCAGTTACCGCAGACGGGAAATTATTTGCATGGGGGAGGAATCAAGAGGGACAATTAGGACAAAATAATAAAAGTGATTATTCATCACCAAAACAAGTTTCTGGTACGAATTGGAGTCCCAATGTCTCTAGTACAATGGGTAGTGTTATAGCAGTTAAAAATGATGGAACATTGTGGGTATGGGGAGATAATGCTAAAGGAAGTTTAGGGTTAAATCAAGCAGGATGGCCTACAAGAACACATCAATCATCACCAACTCAATTACCTGGTACTAATTGGTCTACTCGTGAGGGACAAGTATTTGCTGGACCAGCTGGTATGTTGGCAATTAAAACTGATGGATCATTATGGTCATGGGGAGCGAATGTAAATGGATTTTTAGGATTAAATACAGCCGCACCTAGTGGTGAGGATCGTTCCTCACCATGTCGAATAGGAACTGACACCGATTGGAAATTTGTAAGTGGATGTGCTGGTGGTCAAGGAGGTGCGTTTGCTCTTAAGAATGATGGAAGTTTCTGGACATGGGGATATAATAATGACGGAGGATTGGGTCAGGGAGATAAAACAAGTTATTCATCACCAAACCAAGTAGGAAAGGATACTACTTGGTCGGATATTGGTGCAGGAACACAAATGAATAATGGCAGTGGGGTTAAAACTGATGGTACATTATGGTCATGGGGATATAATAATGAGGGAGAATTGGGGCATAATAATAGAAGTGAATATACATCACCAAAACAAGTAGGAACGAGGACATGGTGGGCTAAAACTGGTGGACTTGGTGGTTACGCTTCAGCTCATTTGGATCAGGATGGAGGTATATGGACGTGTGGGTGGAATCAGACTGGTTCCTTAGGAAATAATCAGCCTGATAGTATAAAGAAATCATCTCCTGTTCAAGTTCCAGGATCTTTTGTTAATGTTTCTATGACAAGTGGAAGCCTTCAGGCCCTAGCGAATTACCGTGGGTAAACCTATAAATAACTAAAAAATATTCTCATGAGTCAGGAAAAGGCCCAATTAATAGCACCCATTGGAATCATGACGGTTTCAGGGATGACCGCCACGGGAGTCATAACTGCTACTTCTTTTACTGGTAATGTAGTTGGATCAGCAAAGAGTTTGGTTAATGGTTCAAATGTAACTGTTGGGGTTATAACTGCTACATCTTTTGATGGTGCTCTTACAGGAAATATTCAAAGACTTGCTGATTCTGCACCTGATATAAATGTGGGAGTCAGCACTGCTACATCATTTGTTGGTAATTTAACTGGTTCAGTTACCGATTTAACGTCTGCACCTAATATTACAGTAGGAGTTGTGACTGCTACTACATTTGAAGGCCCTGTAACTGGTAACATAAGAGGTAATATAACTGGTAATGTAACAGGAGTTGCAACTGGTAATGTAACAGGTGATGTTGATGGAGATATCACAGGAAATGTAACAGGTACTATAGCTGGTAATGTCACAGGAAATGTAACGGGTAATGCCACAGGTATAGCGGCTGGGTTAGCCCAAGGAGGATTGGGTATTAATTATAACGGTGGATGGACAGGTGCAGGAACCTCACAAATACAAGCAGGAGTTGTTACTGCTACCACTTTTTATGGGGATGGGAGTAATTTAAGTGGAGTATCAGCAGGCCCTACAACTCAACAATCTATTGGAATTACGTCAGCAGCAACAACCATAGATTTAAGTAATGGTAACGTAATATATGCAACTCAAAGTGCCACTACGGTAGTATCATTGGCCAATACAGAAAATGGATATGTTTATTTCATTAGAAAAGATGATAATAGTGGAAATTATAGAGGTATAACGTGGCCAACTGGTATTGGTTGGAGTGGTGGTGCGGCTCCTAATTTGGTTAGTAATACTGGAACCAATGATGTTCAAGTTTTTACATTATTAACCAGAGATATGGGAGTAACATGGTATGGAAGAGAAGTGGTGAGAATAGATCCTACTTTTGGATTTTTTGCAGTAGGTGCTAATGGTGGACAAGGTACTTTAGGACAAAGTGCTAATACTAATCTTTCTTCACCAGTACAAATTTCTGGTACTACTTGGTCAAACGTCTGTGGTAGTGGTCAAAATATTATTGCAACCAAAACTGATGGAACATTATGGGGATGGGGTGATAATAGTGCTGGGGCTGGTGGGGCTAATGATAGAACACAACGTTCATCACCAATTCAAATAGGAACTCGAACCGCATGGAATCAGGGTACTGTCAATATGGCTGGTAGTTCTGATGGTGCTTTTTGGGTTGTTGATACTTCTAATCAATTATGGGCATGGGGTGACTCTTTAAACAGTGCTTATTTAGGACTCGGTAACGTAGGGCCCAGTGGAAGTCGTTCGTCACCATGTCAAATTCCTGGTTCATGGAGTAAACCTTTTGCTGGCGGTCAAGGCCCTTACGGAGCAATTAAAAACTCTAATGAATTATGGGTATGGGGTAATAATGAGGAAGGACAATTAGGACAGAATAATAGAACAGCTTATTCATCACCACGACAAATTCCTGGTACGTGGAGTCAAGCAGCTGCTGGTTATCATTTTACTACGATGATTAACACTAGTGGAGAATTATGGGCAGTAGGAAGAAATACCTCAGGACATTTAGGACTTAATAATACAACAAATTATTCATCACCAGTTCAAGTAGGAACTGACAATACATGGTCTCTGGTTCAAGAGAAAAATTCTGGATTTCAGGCAATTAAAACTGATGGATCATTATGGACATGGGGAGGTGGTGGAAATGGTAATATTGGTAATAATACGAGTGGTCCAACAGCAAGATATTCATCTCCAGTTCAAGTTCCTGGTTCTTGGTCTAGTTTTGGAACACAAGGTGCTGGTAGAGGTGGGTCGGCAGTAATAAAAACTGATGGATCATTATGGACATGGGGATCTAATGGTTGGGGTCAGTTAGGACTTAATCAGCAGACCCCTAGCTATGCCTCACCTGATGGTATTTCATCACCAACACAAGTGGGATCTTTTACTGATTGTACTAGATTGGCTTTCTGGAGTAATAATATGGCTTATATCAGAAACCCTTAAATCATTTCTAATAGTTAATAGAGTTAAAGTAAATCGCATATAAATACATAAAAAGTAGTGTAGTAGTGAAGAATGGCAACACTTAATTTTCCAGATGAACCCACGACAGGTGACGTGTATACGGATAGTAACTCAGGATTCTCCTATGAGTGGAATGGAACAGTATGGATAAGCACCGATCCTTCTACTGCATCTAATATAAGAGAGATTGATAATATTTCAAGTGATTTTGATGGTTCAGATACAACCTTTACGTTAAAAGTAGCAGGTGTCAACGTAGAACCTGCAAATGTTCAACAACTCATCATCAGTGTTGGTGGTGTGATGCAAAATGCTGGAGATGACTATACTGTTTCTGGTTCAACACTTACATTCACTACTGCTCCTACTGCTGGTCTCACATTCTTTGGTACTCTTTTAGGAACCGCACTCTCACTTAATACTGTTGCTGATGCTAGTGTAGGTTCTGCATCTCTCAAGACAGAAGACTTTACAATCGGTGGTTCAGGTAATACAGTCACAATTCCTGGTAACCTCACAGTTCAGGGAACTGAAACTATTATTAATACTAATGAACTTAACGTTCAGGACAAGACTATTGGTATTGGTTCAACCAATGCTCCAACAGCAGCATCTCAAGATGGTGCAGGTGCTATCATCTATGGACAGACTCATATTGATATTCTTTATGATGTTGATAAAGCAGCACTAGGTATCAGCACTGGAGTTAGTGTTACTGGTTTTGTCACTGCTACTAGAGCTCAGGTTGGTACAGGAGTAACCATTAATAATACTGGTATAGATGCAGGTATTGGTGCTGGTATTGTTACGGCGAATTCAATAAAAGCTGCAACAATTGAAACTACAGGTCAAATAGATATTGATGCTGACAGTAAATACTTTAGAGCAGGAGCTGATCAAAATTTACAAATAGGTTATGACGGTTCAGATGGAATAATTAAAAATCTAGGTAATACTAGCACTATAATTATTAAAGTAAAAGGTGGTGCTGAGACTGCTGCTTCATTCATCCCTGATGGTTCAGTAGAATTATATGAAGATAATGTAAAACGTTTTGAAACTGCTAGTGATGATCAAGGTGGCGGTGTCATAGTTACAGGTAAGATTGTTGGTACTGCTGCTACTATTGGTACAGGAGTAACGATTAATAATACGGGTATAGATGCAGGAAATGCAGGTATTGTGACAGCAGGAACCATTGCTGCACCTCATATATTAACATTTAAAACTGCAGGAACTACAGAAATTATGAAAGCCACTGAGGCTGGTAGAGTTCAAGTAACTGGTAACCAAGGATTGCAAATCCTATCTTCAGAGGGTCTTGATGCTGACTTTAAAATCTCTACTGATGATGGAGATGATAATTCAGATCATTGGAGAATTCAGAATCGTGCAGTTAATAATGATTTAACTCTTTCAAACTATGCTACTGGTTCTTATGTTGGACTAGTCAGCATGACCTCATATGGTGGAATTACATTAAATAATGGACAGTTAATAGAGAAAGTAAAGATAACTGCTGGTAAGTTGAGTGCTAATCAAGATATTAATTTGGCAGATGGTATGGTTCATTACTTTACCACTCAAGAAACAGGGACAGCAACACCAAACATAAGAATTGATGGTAGTACGAGTTTAAATAGTGTAATGCTTGCTGGTGATTGTATTTCTGTGACTCTTATAACTACTGCAGCGGCTGCTGGTTATTCTGCTAACTTGACGATTGATGGTGTTGCAGTAACAGAAGAATGGATAGGTGGTTCTGCTCCTTCTGAAGGTAGTAGTGATGGATTGGATATTTATGCATATACGATTATCTGCACAAATGATGCTGCTACAGGTGATTCGGGTTTCAAGGTAATTGCTAACCTCACTAACGCAACTAATTAAGGAGGACTAAATTATGCAAGACATTCAAAATACTAGAAAAGAAGCACCTGTAAAGGAAGCACCCTTTTTAGGTTTGACTGGAATGGGTGGTGGTGCTGCTAGTTTAGGATTAGTTGGACAGGCAGTAGTAACTGGTCAACAAACTTATGCTTCTGCGGGTACATATAGTTGGACATGTCCTGATGGAGTAGAGTCTGTTTCGATTGTATGTATTGGTGGAGGTGGTGGAGGAAATATTGGAAGAACAGCTGGATCTGGTGGTGGTTGTGCTTATAAAAATAATTATACTGTAGTACCAGGTCAATCTTATACTGTAGTTGTTGGTTCTGCAGGACAAGGAGCACAAAAAGATCTCCAAAGTAGTAGAACTCCAGGTGGGGCCTCATACTTTGTAAACAGTTCTACTGTTCAAGGAGGTGGAGGTGCTTCAGGGGGTGATGGAGGCGGTGGTGGTAGTGGACAGGGTAATTCCACTGCTAATGTAGGTGATGGAAGTTATACTGGAGGTAATGGCCCTGTAGGTGGTGGTGAAGGTGGTCAAGGTTCTGTAAGTAATGGTGGAGATGGTGCTGAACCAAACTCAAGTGCTGGGCCTGGGGGTGCTGGACAAGGTGGTGGTGGCGGTGGATCAGCAGGAGGAGGGCCTGGAACTACTGGTTGGCCTCCTCAAGGTGGTGCTGCAGGAGCACTTGGTAATTTTATCGGTGCTGGTGGTGGCGGCGGTGGTAGTCTAAACGGTACTGGTGGTGGAGGTGCTGGCGGTGGTGGCGGTAGCCTAGGTGATGGTGATAATTTAGCACAGGCTGGTCAAAACAATACAGGTAGTTTTTGGGCTTTTGATGGAGGAAGATATGGTGGTGGCGGTGGTGGTGCGAGGACTCAAAACTATCAAGGTGGTGATGGAGGAGCTGGAGGAGTAAGAATTATTTGGCCTGGTGATGAAAGACAATTCCCAGGAACCAGAATCCTTAATGAATAATACCAATTGAACAACTGTCACACAGCCCCTTGCCAGAAATGGTGAGGGGTTTTATAATACCTATGTTCGTGAATGATTATGCAACTCACTGGTTCTGAAAAATTGATTTTCATCACATCCTTTATGTTTCTTATGAACTGGGGTGTGCGTGTTGCTCAAGTGGTAATTAACTATGCTCTTTCTTAGTCACTCTGGTTACAAGTATTCTCAAAGAAGATGTGAAAGCATCGTGACTTGGTTCGTGGATAAGTATCTCCCACGCCATAAGATCTTCGTGAATGTAGACCATAAGGGACTACTCAGGGAGGGTGTATTTGGTTGGCAGTGGTCTACTGATTCTGATTCCAGACCTCGTGAATTTGAGATCGAGATCCATAATCGGTTGTCAGTAGAAGAGTACACTAAAACCCTTCTACATGAACTATGGCATGTATTACAGCATGTGCGTGGTGATTTAAGGGATAAGCGTAATCAACGCCTCTGGAAGGGCATAGACCACTCTCAGACGGACTATAGTGACCAGCCATGGGAACTAGAGGCACAACGTATGGAAGAGGTGTTATATGCTAAATATAATACATACTTGACACGTAAAACTAATTAAGTTATACTTGTCAATATCAGTCAATGAAATTGGTTACGATCAATTATTTGACTTTAAACGAAACAAACTTTACTAAGTCAATTTCAAAAGAGGATTTTATGCCGTTTGCGTATTCGGGTGCAACTTTGTACCGTCATGTCCAAGTAGAAACAAGTGAGTCTACATTAGAACATATTGCTACACTTTGGGTAAATCAAGAATTAATTTCATATAATAAGTGGTTGCAAAGGTTGCAACAAGAAAAAAAATGGAAGTCTAGAAAAGGAAAAAAAGCATTAGAATATCTAAGTTCTTTAATGGGAACAGATGGGTGTGTACAAGGATTTTTAATTTGTGGAATAGATATAGTACTAGGTAATTTACAGTTAAAAAAGAGACAAGAACCTAAGTTACAAAAACTATGGTCTGAAATGATTAAGTGGTTAGAGGATAAAAAGAAAAATGGGGCTAAGTACATCATTCTTGATGGTCAAAATAGGTTAGCATTTGCTATTGTTCCTTTTCTTTTTAAAAAGATGAAAGCAAATATAAAAATTTTATCTCAAGATGAAAATCAAGTTCCTTTTGTTGAAGAACTAAGGGATGTTACTTTTGATTCATTATATGATGAGGAAAATGATTGTCAAAGTCAACTTCAAAAAGGTATATTGGATATACCAGTTATTATTCAAAGGGTTGTTTCGGGTGACATAAGAGCCATCAGGGATCAGATTATTAGTTTGAATGAGTCTGAAATGATGACTCAAAATGAAAAGAGGTCTACTGATTTTACCGCAGTATCTCTATCCATTAACACCACTGTCTCTCATCCTACAGTCGTTCAATTCTTTAAAAAGTTGCCTAAAGTATTTTCAGGTGAAAAATATGATTTAGAGAAAAAAGGTGATGTGAGATTTTTAGCAGAGTTTCTTCATTATTTAAGAAATGGATCATGCGGATCTGAAAATCAATTAGATGTTCTTTATGCAACTAAAGATGATGACATCAATAAACAGATTGATTTTGTTAATGATGTATCTCTGTGGATTGCTATGCATATGCCTAAATCTTTATATGGTAAATTAATCAGTAAAGAAATCTTTAGACATGTATTTCAATCAATAGCTAGATTACTTGATAAGGGTGTAAATAGTAAATCATTATCTTATAACATCAAAAAATTAAACCAGATTAAAAAACCATCTGTCTTATTAAGCAATCTGCTTAATAAATTAGTAGAATTACATGCTGCTGATGAAAATTTTGAACCAAGATATAAGGTAGATGATAAAACTGGTGATTTTGTATTGGATGGAGATGGTGAGAAAATCCTGTTACCTAGAAGAGCAAAAGATTCTAAAACTCATTCATTCTATTCTTATCATACTGGGGCAACTGCGGTTGATTTGGATGAAAGGGAAAAGTTATTTACAAAACATTTCAATGTAATATTGGAAGATTGTAAGAAAAGTGGAGCAATTCTTGCTAACAATGATGCCCGTAACATCACTACAGTGCAAATGATGCAAGCACAAGCACAGCATAAGAATGATGATTTAGATAGGTGGCCAACTAAAAATCTAGTTTCATTTAATGAAAGGGTGGTACATCACATGATTCCTGTTGGTAAAGGTGGTGAAAACGATTCTACTAACGAGTTGGTTTTAACTTCTAGTGACTTAAATACTAAACAGTCCGACAATTATCCACCAGATTAAAACTGTCACAAGAGGGATTTACATCCCTCTTTTTTTATGTTATACTATCGTTAATTCAAACCTTTCAATGAAATCTGAATTTCTCTACGTCAAACCTAAATCCAAAGAGGCTAATTCTCGCTTCGTAAATAAGATGGATAGGTTACATTCATGTAGGATAGATAAACGTGAGGATGGTAGAGTATTTCTATCATCTATTTCAGGTAGGTATCTATTCTCTATTATGGAGAGTGATGACAAAGATTGGGAGATCATCAAATGAAAGATCAAAAAACACTAGATAAAAAATTAACTCCTTATGAGAGATGGGATGCTGCTCATGCTATCTTCATAGAGTCGTTAATGAAACCTGATAATCATCTTCGTAGTTGTGCATACAATCAACAATGTTATGATGACTTGATGCAAATTAGAGACTATGTTATTGAGATGACTAAAAATATGCACAACCCCAGAAAATTTATTGAGGATTAGTTATGTTAAGTAAAGAAAAAGTGAGGAATCAAGTGAAGTCCCGATTTTATTACATTTTCTGGGGTATTGCAACATTCTCTGTAGTGGCAGGCCAATTATATGTTGGGAGTGGATATAGAATATTTGCTCAATCATTAAATAGAATCTTTGATACCATTGAAGTTCAAGTTAGTGATGATTATGAAAGATTTTATTAAATAGTGTTGCATGACTCTAAAGAGAATCTTAAAGTCCTAGATATATTACATATATTATGTTATAATATCCACACATACCACCATAAAACTATGATTAACCTAGACGAGAGATACCATTCTTACTTAGATGGAAGTAAGAAAATGAGAATAGATGGTGTTGAAGAAAGGGTTAAAGCATATGGATGGCATTGTGATGGTAATGACATTAAAGGTCATTATGTAACAACAGAGAATTATCAGTTGTATTATAATATGGATGGGCTCTTCACTAAGATGGTGGCACTTCGGGAACTGTCCACTGTTACTTGACTTTCCCTCGTGAATGTAATATTATATAAATGTTGAGGGATATGTGGTTCCTATGCCCCGATTAAGTTTGGGGGTTCAGGTGTAAGCGATTCCCATAGGGTAAATTTGGGCATATAGGTGAAACCTTGCAGATGCCCCACTCTCTCAACTGCTGCAATCCCCTTTGGTAGTTTCAGGATTGGAGGCGATAGGAAATTACTAGGTGCTATGGGGTCAGGTTAGAATCCTGATTAAACAGCGTAGAGGTCTAAAGATGCTTGTGCGTTTTAAATCCATTAGGAGCGTTTAGCGAATTTTGGAGTCATGACGATAAGCAAGAGTCCAACCTTGCTTTAGTGATAACAATTCCTGCAATTACTCTCTGCCCCATAACATCAATACACACAACACACAAAAACGAGGAGATGGATGTGCCTCTGGGATCGCAACCCAAGAAAGAACTAACATCCGCTAGCCTTTTTATTACTTTAT